AAGGAGGCAACACATTAAATACGACTATATTACTAACGCTCATAAGATTCCTTACTTGAACTTGTTTTGAACCAACACTACCAACTGAAAGATTGCATTCTAAATTTCGACTATCTATAAAAGTTGTAGCTATGTCTACTCCATCAAATATTATGACACTAGTAGACTCGAAATAATTACCTATTACTTTTAACAAAATATTAGCAAAGGGTAATGCTCTAGGAGGATTAAGAACATTGATAATAGGAATTCCAGGTATATCATGAACTGGTATTCTTATTAGCTTTCGTCGAAGTAGTATACTTCCAACATAAACTTCTCCTTTAGATTCTCTAGGTATAATAAAGCCTTCTAACCAGCTCCTAACATTCTTGACTGCCATCACTGCATCCCAAACCCTTTGGAATAGCTCAAGATCAGCAGCTACATTTTCGGTAGTTCTAATTTTAAAGTAGTAAGGTCTACCTCCATATTCATACCATTCTACTACTTTAGCTGTCACCCAAACTGTATTTAATACTTGTTCAACTACCCATTTAGTTCCTTTATGTGCATGCCATTCAATGCTAGTATTAATTAATTCTATTTTCTTTTCACGAGTCAAAGGTGATCCATCTACTACCATTTGATAGAAGTCTACATGATACTCCCAAAACATTATATCTAACAAAGGCTCTACTTGATTCTCTACCCAAGGCCAGAAATTTATCGAAGGAATATCCGCATAAATAGCCTCTAACTCTTTATCTATAGATGCACAAGCAGCCTGTACTTGAGGATCACTTCTAATACTGCTAGGAACTATATCTATCGTTCTCCACATTAAATTTTATTCCTGTTCTAATCCTCCATAATATAATCCATAGTTAGGACTAGCTGGATCGGGAGAATTATCTTCAATTGCTAACTCTGGTTCTCTTAATAGTTGACCAGTCATAGGACTTAATGGTGTATAAGGAGTATGCCAAGGAAGAGCATCAGCAGGATCTTGTCCTCTATAATAAACTCTCTTAGCTCCTGCATTTATTAACGCTCGGGTTAACTCATTAGGATTAATATCTAGTCCTACTGTTGACCTTTGCCATATCTTATAATCTTCAAATGCTTTCTCGATTCCAGCTCTAATCTCTGCTGCAAATATAGCCTTAGTATCTACTATCCAATATGTACAATCTATATGATAAGGAACTATTACTAAATCTTTAACATGAACCCAATCTGTTAATGGTCTAATATAGTCATCATTACATATCGCATATACTTGATCCTTTTCTATTTGGGTAGGTAATCTACCTCCTGCCATTAAAGGATAAATCCAGACTTGTCCGGCAATAACAGAGTGACTATAAACACAAACATCTACTATATCAGCATTAGCACTAGCAGCCCAATATTCATACGCGCCATATGGACCAGCTACACTAAAGCTCTCAGGAGCCATCCATATTCTAGCTCGATATCTATCATCATCTTCTGTATCATAGCCTCCACTACTAGTAATAATATTAGCTACACTAACAACAAATGATCCAGTCGAAGTAACTAGATCACTAATCTGCCCTGCTACAAATCCATTTCCTATACTACCAGCAATTTCACATTCTGCCGGCAATTCAATAAATAACTCCCCAGCTCTAATAACTCCTTCTTTTGTAGTTGCAAAACGAACTCCTGAATTAGTTTGTGCGATAGTATTATAAGCAATTATAACATCAATTGCTAAAGTGGTCGCTACTTCAAAACGTAGTATAGTACTAGATTTCTTAGCTTGTAATCTTTTGCCTCTAGTCGGTCCCCATCTAGCTCCTATGTTTTCTAAGTTCTTCTCTCTACTATACTTGATTAAATTCTGTTTTCCTGTAGTATCTATTATTGATCTCTGAACTATTAATTGATAGATAACTGTCATCAGAAACAACCTAACAGGATCAGCTCTAGCTAAAGTCTTATTAATCTGAGTAATTAGGTAGAAGTAATCTTCATAGTTAGTAATTACCTCAGACTGAATAATGCTGGCATCTTTGACTGCAAAGTCTATGTCAGGGACTATCGAAAGATCAAATCCGAATAATGCCACCTTATTTATCCTCCTTATAAATCATAGTACTATGATTTAATCTACGTTCCACTATACAATCCAATTTTAATTTCTGGTATTAACTTTCCTTCCATTCCATCTCCAGTAAAGTTAACTTCTTCAAATACACATCTAGGCTCGTATAATGCTATCTTCATAGCTACCTCTTGACTGATTACTAATTCCGCTACTGGTATAGGTTTATCTACCATAACTGCATTGAAGCCAAATTCTCTATCTAATGGTACTGAATAATAATCTGTTAATACTATGTACTTAACATTTTGAACTATCTCTTTTACTCCTGTCGCTGCAAAATTTATCCATCCTTTTGAGTCTCTAATAGGATCAAATACCTCCTCTGGTTCCAAAACTATTGCTAACTTTCCTCTATCCAATGTTATCATATCAACAAAACTCTATACTGTTTTAAGCTAACATCTATTCCTGCTCCTTGCAATGTTCCTCCTCTAGTAAACCACTTATGATCTTCTCCTAAGCTATCAATTGCCCACAAGTTAAATCCAGCTACTATAGGTCTATTACCTACTAATAAAGGAGCAACTATTCCATTCTTGCTATACATTCTTAGTATAGCTATGCTAGCAAATGGATCAGCATTCCATTGCTGATTGAAGTTCATTTTAAAACTAACAGCTGTAAGTCCAGGTCCAGTAAATTCAAGTATAGGTATTTGTAAGTGAACATCCTGCTGTGCCCATCTAGGAGAATCATCAACATGTAAGTCGCTGAATGTATGTACCCGTCTTCGACTACATTCAAAAACTAACTGTCCAAAGCATCCCAAAACTGCCAAAAGATTAACTCTCCTTTCCTCTGCCGTTTTTCTTATCCCAACTATTCAAACCTGCTAACCCAAAAACTAACGCAGCTAAAATAGCGTGATAACCTTCTAAATATTTAAACTCCTCTGTATGCTCTTCTAACTTTAACCAAGGTGATTGAATAGCTGCTATCTGTACAACCCATACTAAAATCGGCAATCCAAAAAAGGAACCAACTGCACCCCAACATAACGCTCTTCTCCATAATGGTTCATTCATGCATCATGTCTCCCTATTGAATCAGTATGTATTCCATCAGTAGTCATATCACCAGTATTGCTAATATTACCATTAACTTGTAAGTTACCATTAATAGTAACATCACCTTCAATAGTAACTGGTCCCTTTAAAGTTATTGCTCCCGCCTCTAGATAACAAGCAGTAAATTTAAGATTAGCTGGCCCAACAGAAATAATTGTTAGAGTACCAGTACCACTAGTTTTTCCTGCTCGCGAAGTTACTGGCCCTTTCTCAGCATATTCCATTACGGTACCATCTACATATTTAATATGTCGAACATTAGGATCTATAGTAGGAGGAGGATTGCCAACATTATAAAAGCTACCATCTACAAAACCATCTACTCCTGTCGAGTTAGGAAGCATGGTAACACATACATCGTCTCCTATTTTAGGACAATAGAATTCACTAGTCGATCTACTACCTTTTTGTTTAACAGGTAAAGGTTTGCTAATTAACCCATCTTTATCTAACCATTGAACTTTAACACTAACTTGTGTTTCATCTACAACTTGTTCGACTACTTTTCCCTGTCGATACATGTTCCTAACTTGACCATCTCTACCTGTAGAATCCCTTCCAAATATTGTATCTGTATCATAATCGATATAGCTAACTCTCCTTTCTATTGAGCATAGCATGATGTCTACGACATAACCAAACAACTACATATGATTTACAGTAATTAGGATGATGTGCTTCTGATTTAACATTACCACAAACCTCGCATGGCTTTTTAATTAACTTACCATGTTTAATAGCTTGTTGTACCAAATAATGTACATAACTTTTTTCCCAATTATCTTCTCTCCATTTTCTAGTTCTAACACGCGCTTTTTCTATAGTATAACATCTTCTATTAGCTTCCTGTTCACGCTCTCTAAATACTGGATCAATTAATCTTCTTTGTCTATTACGTATTCTTTTACGTCTACATTGACATTCTTTACACCATGAATCTCTTTTAGCATTTTTTATTATCCACCAAAATTCATTAATATCTTTTCTTTCTTGGCAGTTAGAACATTTCTTAGTTTTTACTATTAAATCCATTAGCTAATATCCTTTTAAAGCGCCTCTTAACTTCAGACTAGTAATATATCCTCCATTGCCTATATCATGAATGCTAGACTCTACAAACCATTTCCTATCGAAAATTCCGAAGCCTATTGTCTGGCAACATAATCCACTAAGAAATTCTATATTACCATTAACTTTAAAACTACACTGATGTTCTTTC